CCTTCCGCGACAGCGTGCTGCACTTGCTGGGCGGCAAGGCGGCCCGGGCCTACCGCCGTATCACCGTGGCCGTGGCCATCCTCGATGAATGGTCTGCCTTCGACCAGCAAATTGAAAAGTCGGGCGACCCGGGCGGCCTGGCCAAGGGCCGGCTGGAGGGCGCGCCATACCCGAAGTTTGTGGGCGGCAGCACCCCGCGCCTGAAGGGCCTGTGCCACGTCGAGCGCGCGTGCGACAACGCCGAGGGCATGGTGCGCTTTCACATCGACTGCCCGCACTGCGGCGTCGAGCATCCGCTGATCTGGGGCGGCAAGAGCCTGGCCCACGGCATGAAGTGGACGCGCGGCAAGCCCGAGACCGTACACCACGTCTGCCCGCACTGCCACGCAGCCATCACCCAGGCCGACTACCTGCCCGGCGGCGTGCCCCTGCCGGGCGCCTGGGTGTGCGACCGCACAGGCAAGCGCTACGGGCCCGACCGCATCTGGCGCGACAGCAAGGGCATGCCCTGTAACCCCCCGCGCACGCTGGGCGTGCATGTGTGGACAGCCTACAGCCCGCAGCGCGCATGGTCTGACATCGTCGTCGAGTTTGAAAACGCCCTCAAGGCGCTGGAGGCTGGCGAGGTCGGCCCCATGCAGCTGTTCGTGAACGAAACCCTGGGCGAGACCTGGGAGCTGGCAGGCGAGCGCACCGACGAACACGCCCTGCAGGCCCGGGCCGAGCCGTACAAGCTGTGCACCGTGCCCAAGGGTGGGCTCTACCTGACCGCTGGGGTGGACGTGCAGCGCAACCGCTGGGAAATCACGGTGTACGCCTGGGGCCGCGGCATGGAGTCGTGGGTGGTCGATGTGGCCGTGATCGAAGGCAACCCCGCCGTCGATGAAGAATGGGACGCCGTCACCCACCACCTGCAGCGCCGATACACGCAAGACTGGCACGGCGGCACCCTGGGCATCAGCGCCACCAGCATCGATTCATCCGACCAGACGCAGGCCGTGTACAGCTGGGTGGCCAAGGCCCAGCACATCCTGCCCAACCTGCGCGCGATCAAGGGCGACGGCAACGAAGCCACCAACATCCTGGGCCCCAGCAGCGCGCAAGACATCAACTGGCGCGGCAAGAAAGTGCCCAACGGCATCAAGCTGTGGCGCGTGGGCGTCGATGCCGCCAAGGATCTGCTGCTGGGCCAGCTGGCCATCACCAAGCCCGGGCCCGGCTTCGTGCACTTTTCCGACGAACTGCCGCGCGAGTTCTTCGAGCAGCTCACCGCAGAGCAGCGCGTGCTGGCAAAGATCAACGGGCGCGAGGCATACCGCTGGATCAAGCGCCGCCCGCGCAACGAGCAGCTGGACAACCGCAACTACGCCCTGCACGCCGCCATGGCCAGCGGCCTGCACCGGTACGACGACGCCCGCTGGCAAAAGCTCGAAGCCGCCGTGCAGCCAGACAATCACGACCTTTTTGCTATTCAACCGATAGCAATCAAGGCAGAGCAGGCAAGCGCTACGCCTCCAAATCGACCCCGCACCCCGCGTGCAACCCCCTCCGCATTCAGCCGCGATTGGTAACCCATGCAAAAGCCCGCCAGCCCGACCACGCCAGAACTCGATCTGCTTGTCGCAGCCGAGCCCGACCTGGTCGACCGCATCTTTGACTACATCCTGGCCGACCCTGCCATGTCACTCGCGCTGCAAAAGATCGACGTGCAGGTGGGGGAGTGTGGCGTGCGCAAACTGAAGGACGCGGTGCGATCGGAGTTTGCCGGGGAAAAGGTATGGGTGAACAAGCGTGAAAAGGTGGCGCAGGCAGTGCTGCGGATGTTCAACGGCAGGAACGCAACGGAGGTGGCCAGGCGATTGCACATCAGTCGAGCCACCGTGTACCGGGTCATCAAACAAGCTGGCCCGGGCCCAGGATAAAACCGTCTCATTTTTTCTGGAAATGAGACAGGCGCGCCGGTACCGTGGCCACTTCACCACGGCCCGAACAAGCGCAAAGCCATGTCCTTCACATCAACCGACCTGCAAAACATCAACAACGCCATTGCCACTGGCGAGCTGTCCGTCGAGGTCAACGGGCGCAAGGTGGTTTACCGCAGCGTCGATGACCTGATCAAGGCCCGCAACCTCGTGCAGGCCGAGCTGGCCGGCGCAGGTGCACCAGCTGCAGCCACGCGGCGCGGTTCGTTCCAGGTGCGTTTTACCACCGCCCGGGGGGATTGAGCCATGGCCAAAACAGCAGTCAACCTGATTGACCGATTCGTCGGCCTGTTCAACCCCGACGCCGGCCTGCGCCGCGTGCGCTCGCGCGAGCTGCTGGCCCGGGCCTACGAAGGTGCCAGCCAGCGCGACGGCTGGCGCCCGCGCCGTGCGGGTGCCAGTGCCAACACCGACCACATGTCGGACGCCACCATCCTGCGCACCCGTGCGCGTGCGCTGGTGCAAAACGTGCCCTACGTGGCGCGCGGGCTTGAAAGCCTGGTGTCCAACACCGTGGGCACTGGCATCACGCCCCGCAGCCTGGCCAAGGATGCAGTGGCGGTTGACCGCCTGTGGTCTGACTGGTGCAAGGTGGCCGATGCTGACGGCCGCAGCGACCTGTACGGCCTGCAGGCCATGGCCTACCGAGCCATGGAACAGGACGGCGAAGTGCTGATCCGCCTGCGGGCCCGCCGTGATGAGGATGGGCTGCCCGTGCCCCTGCAGCTGCAGGTCCTTGAAATCGACTGGCTCGACAGCTCCAAGGTCGGCACCAACGGCGGCAACACCATCATCAACGGCATTGAGTACGACGCCCTGGGCAAGATCGCCGCTTACTGGCTGTGGGACCAGCACCCTGGCGAAATGCTGCCTGGCCGCCGTGGCCGTTCCAGTAGCTACCCCGTGCCGGCCGACCGCATCATCCACCTGTACAGCCCGCAACGGCCGGGGCAGGGCAGAGGCTTCACGCGCCTGGCGCCCGTGATCGCCCGGGTGCGCGACATACAGCTTTATGAGGATGCCGAGCTGCAGCGCAAGAACCTCGAAACCCGCCTCAGCGTGCTGGCCAGCGGCGACGTTACCAGCATGTCCATGACGGAAAGCGAGGCCCAGGAAAAGGTGCGCGAAACCGGCGAGCTGGGCACGCTGGCCAGCGGGGGTATCACGCAGGTGCCCACGGGTGTGAACCTGACGGTGGTGGAGCCTAAGGCCGCTGGCGGGTATGTCGAGTACATGAAGCACCAGCTGCACCTGGTGGCAGCGGGCATGGGCGTCACGTACGAAATGCTCACGGGCGATGTGCGCGAGGTCAACTACAGCAGCGCCCGGGTCAGCATGCTGGAGTTCCGTCGCAACGCCGAGCAAATGCAATGGCTCACGCTGGTGCCCCGCCTGTGCGAGCCCATCTGGCGCGCCTTTGTCGAGGCGGCCTACCTGTCGGGCAAGGTGCGGGTGCGCGACTTCGGTGTTGACTGGTCCACCCCCAAGTGGAGCTATGTGAACCCCGTGCAAGACGTTGCAGCCGACCTGGACGAAATCAGCGGCGGCCTCAGCACCTTCAGCGAAAAGCTGCGCCAGCGCGGCTACAAGCCCGAGCTGGTGTTTGCCGAGCTCAAGTCCGACATGGATCGGCTGCAGGCAGACGGCACCCTCGACATGATCATGATGCTGCAAAAGGGCCGCACGCTGGGCATGGCCCAGGCCGAGGCCAGCAACAGCCAGCCCGTGAAAAAGCCTTAAACGCGTGGACTGCAAAAGTTGTCTCATTTTTTCTGTAAATGAGACAGCCGAACGCAGACCATCGCGTTCATGCCTACACCGCAAACCCCCACGCAAACCCCCACGCAAACCGCCGACTTGCCGCTGGTCGGCCTGCAGATGGAAGTCCGCAACTTCACGCGGGCCGAGCCCGTAGCAGAAGGCGCGGCACCTGCTGCCAAGTTTGAACTGGTCTTCACCACCGGCGCCCCTGTGCGCCGGTATGACTGGCAAAACGGCCGCTACTTCATCGAGCAGCTGGAGGTCACGCCCGAAGCCATCAACCTTGAGCGGCTGCAGCGTGGCGCCCCACTGCTAGACAGCCACTCCAGCTACCGCCTTGAAGACCAGGTGGGTGTGGTTGACCAGCCCACCATTGAAAACGGGCAGGGCATCTGCCAGGCCCAGCTCAGCCGCCGTGAAAGCGTGCAGGGCGTGGTGCAAGACCTAGAAGACCGCGTGATCCGCAACGTCAGCGTCGGCTACGTGCGCGAAGCCATCGAAATGATTGCGCCGTCTGAAGACACCGGCATGTGGGTGTACCGCGTCACCCGCTGGACCCCCATGGAGGTCAGCCTGGTGCCCATCCCTGCCGACATGGACAGCCAGGTGCGCAGCGAAGGCGGCCGCCTGGTGGACCCCGAAGGCCGTGACGTTCGCGCCTACCCCTGCCAGATCACCACACGCGCAGCTGCTCCCGCTGCCGCATCCATCCCGCCCACGGTGGGCATTACCGCCGCAACCTCAACCCCCGAAGGAAATCGTTCCATGCCAGACGTGAAGACCGTCGCCGGCGGCGCCACCGCACCGGCCCAATCCGCAGCGCCTGCCGCTGCCACCGTTGCAGCTGTTGCGCCCGCAGCACCTGTTGCTGATGAATCCACCCGCGCTGCCGACATTGTCGAGCTGTGCACCCGCCATGGCGTGCCCACGCTGGCCGCCGGCATGATCCGCGCAGGCAACTCCGTCGAGCAGGCCAGCCGCGCCGTGCTGGACGAA